CTTCTTCACCTTCTTTAATCGCAGCTAATCTTTCAGCTTCAATATCTGCTTTAGTTTTTAAAACTGTACCTTTAGCATCTACTAAATCTCCATTATTATTAAATAAATCTAATTTAGGTGTAAAGGAATTAGTTACTTCGTCTTTAGTTAATATGACTTTGTTATCCTTATCTAAAAGGTTACCTTCTTTGTCATAATTAGCTCCATTTTTCTCGGCAAGTAAGTTTTTATAGTTATCTTCAAGTTTAGTTATATCTTGATATTCAATTGGATTTCCACCATTATCATCAATAGATTCTATAATAGGGTCGCCATCAAGGTTTTCTAAACTGATAGTACTATCGTCTTTAAGTCTAGCCGCTTCTTTTTCTGCTTCTGTCATTTTCGTTAAAATTAATTATTATTAGTTACGTTACTTATATATTTATGTATTATGTACTTTTAATATATCACTTTTTAGTTGTCGGTTTATTTAGCTTTTTATTTTCTATTACCATTTTATCCGATTGTTTTCCTTTCTCAAATTCTAGTTTACGATTATCCATATTTCTAACATGATTAAATTTCTCACGTTCAAGATTATCTTTACTAGTAGTATCAACTGTAGCTTTTTCTCCACCTTCATGGTTTATATGAGCTACTTCTATAGCTGTATCAGAAGCTAAATCAGCCTTATACATTTCTAGATTAGTTTTATTAGCTTCTGCTTGTGCTGCAATTTCCTCAGAACTTTTAATACTAGCTTCTGCAATTTGATTCTTTCTTTCTTCTGCTTGTTGAATTACTTTTTCAGCTTTCTTAGCAATTTCTTTTACTTTACTAAAGTTATTAGCGTCTAACATATCAGCTAAAAGTCCAACAGTAACACTATTTTGCAATAGAGTTAATCCAAGATTTTGGAACTTTTGTAATTTTTCATATTCATCTCCACCATTCTTAGCAAAGACTCCTAAATCAGCAAGAGCAAATTCTGGTCCAAGTACTTCTAGTAGTTTAACACTACCATCAGACATAACAAAATTACGTTTCTTACCATTAATGAAAGCTACTTTTGCATATAATAATAATACATTAGCATCTTCTTCTTTTCCTTTATCAAAACGTCTATAAAGTTCTTCTGTAGTTAATGTACTTCTAAAAATAGCTTGTTCAGTAACACCTTTACCATCACTAGCCATCGTATCTCCAAACCTTTGTCTATTAACACCAACAGCATCCCAATACTCTTCACGCATGAGTTGAAGTAGTTTATACATATCAGCAGCATATTTACTCAGACTCATATCTACAGATTTAATACCTTGTAAATTAGAAGCCGCATTAGGAGCAGTTTCATCATAAAAAGCAAAACTTCCAGCTACAGCGGTGTACATAAATTTATCCTCAGTCCAACCTTGTTTTTTAGGTACAAGTCCTAAAGGCATAAAGAGTATTTTATCTTTATTCTTATTCATTATCATTTCGTGTTGATAATGATAAACATTCCATAGAGCTTGATAAGGTAAAGAAGTCTTAACTATACTTTGAATTCCACCTACTTTATTTCTTACAACTAAACCACCATAAGGATTTATAGTTTTACTTCTATTAGAAAGTTCAGTACCTTGAATAGCTATAGGTTTTATATCTAAATAAACATAAGTACCTATTCTAGTACCTTCCCATAATTCTTTAATCCAAAGTTTCTCTAGATTAATATCTCCAGCCGCTTCATCTAATTTATAGTCTTCATCTACTTCCAATTCAACAGCTTCTCCAAGTTCATTTAACCTAGTAAGTATTCCTATTTCTTTATAACTAGGAAAGACTACGTGATAAACTTCATAATCGTGAGTTGTTGCATTTTTGTTTTTTTCTTCTTCTTGTTGTTTAAATAGACTATTAGCGACACGTTGATATGCGGCATTAATATTACCACCGTTTATAGCTTCATTTTCTAAAAATTCAATATGTTCAACTAAACCTTTATCGTAGTACTCATCTATAATTTGAGATAAGGTTCTAAGTTTAGTTCTGATTACAGTATCATAATCATTAACATAACTAACTCCAGGAATTATAGGAATAGTTATTTCTTCGGGAGGTACAACTTCATAAGTAACTTCATCTGTATCAACGTTCTTATAATTAAATGTTCTACCATAAGTTAAATAGTTATCTAAACTATGTTGATGCTTATCAGTTAAATTAAGATGATAATATAAATAGTCTAAAGTATCTTGACCTAAAATAGCAAGTTTATCATCAATACCAGTATTAATGTTAGCCATCAACTGTTCTAACTTAGCTTGTTCTTCCTCAGGATTAACTTCTTTTCCCTCTATAGAGGAAACATCGGTTCTATTTAGTTCCTCTAAGAAAATCCCTTGTATAAATTGTTCTACTTCTAAATTTATCTGCTTCTTAAAAGCATTTTCTATATCAGAATTTAAAGCAACAACAGTTTCTATTCTAGGTCTTTTATTATATTCACCTAGAAACAACTCACAAACAGGTTCAGTTAAAGGATAATTTCTAAGTTTAGCAGGAAACTTTTTATGTTCTTCTTTTTTAAAGCCAAACCCATTAGTAACATAAGTATAATCACTAGCTACCATTGTACCACTACGAACTCTAGAAAGTGTTTCCATTTCTGTAAGTTCAGTATTACTGATACTATTTATATAGTAATCCATAGTACGTTTCATATACTCAAAATCATTAGCACTCTTAGTTGCGTAACTTACTTTTTGAGCTAAACGAACTGTATTACCAGTTTCTTCTCTTTTAATTTTTAAATCTTCCATAGTTTAATTAAACCAACTTCTACCTAAAAAACTAGTATTGTCTTGTGTAAAATCGGCATTAGATACATCTTCAACGAACTTATTAAATACTTCATTCTTATCTAAAGCACCTATAAGTAAAGCAGAAACTCTATCAAAATTACCCTTCATATTCCATTTTAATAGTTCATCTAATGTAGCTAAATCATATATATAGTGGAAATTGTATTTTATATTACCCAATAAATCTGTACCTCTTTTATGGTAAAGCCATTGTTTAAGTAGTAAAGCAGCAGTACCTTTACGTTCAGCACTGTGCATAGCAATACCTTTCTTTCTACCTGTAGTTCCAGCTATTTCTCGTTTCCAATCAAAATCAGGTTCATCAGCTAACATATTATAAGCACCATGAGATTTAAAATATCCCATAACGTCACCTCTATCACTCTCAAATTGTAACTCAGCTTCGTACCTTTTAACTAAAGCCAGTAATTGAGCGTTATAATCATCAGGACTTTCAGGTCTACCTACATAAGCAGCTACTATTATATCTCCACCAGTAGTTGTATAATTGTTTTCTCTTTCATATATATAAGTAACACCAAGAGAATCGCCAAAAGTCATTTTCTCTCTATCTTTTTCTAGAGCATAAGGGTCATGCCAAGCTCTATATAAATTTTCAGGTACAGTACCATCAGGTTTTCTAAAAGGAGGATACCATTCTATTACAGCACCGTTAATATCATCTTTACCACCGAAATGATAATCTTCTATTATAGGGTGTTGGTCACTAAAAGGTAATTGACTATTAGGAGTAAAACTTATATTGCCTTTATCATCTTCACTTATTCTACCAACTCTACCTAAATTTTTAAGATGTTCATCATGTTTAAGTTTTTCATAATGCTCCTTCATAGCATCACTTCCAAAGAATTTACTACCACTAGCTGCAAATATTTCAGAAGGCTTTAAACAACGTAAAGCTATATAACTATCACTATCTTGTTTCTTATCACTTTGTTGAGCTCTTTTTTCTCTTTTCTCTAAACTACTTTCAGTAGCTTCTTCTATCTTACTATTACCGTCTTTATCAAGATAAGGCTTTAAGTTCAGAGCATGGCTATGAAAGAATCCACAAGTTTTACCTCTACCATCTTCATCCCATACGTTGTGAAAAGGCATAAAATCGTGCTTATAAACTCTATAAAATTCTTGTTCAAAATTGTGCCAATCTGCATCTTTAGTACCACCAGTACCGAACACTACAATAGTACCTGTAATAATCTCACCATCTTCCATTGTAGGAATAGTAACATCTAGTGCAGCAGATAAATTAGGAAACTTACCAGCTTCCTCAAATATAATAAAATCTGAATCCTTACCAATAGCAGCTTCAGCATTATCTTTAAAAGACAATGCAAGTATCTTACTACGATAACCTTTCTTTAATTTAGTTCCTTGCGGAGTATAACCTAATTCATATTCATCAGCTTTGGTAGTTAAAAATCCTCTATTAAAATCTGTATATTCTTCTAACCATTGCAAGTAATTTACCGCCATAGTCATAGTACCGTCACCTTTAGTAAGATACTTTTTATCAAAAGCTCCTATTATAGATGTACTACTTGCATACATATTAGCTCTAATAGCACAAGCAAATCCATTCTTATAAGAGTACCCCTTTCTACGAGCTTTTCCTATTATAAGATGCTTACCTATTTGCTTTGCTTTTTCTAAAGCTTTAAAGTAATGATAATCCCCATCCCAAAAATCAGGAAAGTTAATTTCTTTTGTTCCTGTTAATGTTCTATTTTTTAAAACATTTTCTGTTCCTTCTCCTAACTTAGCATCATCTATAAGTTTTATCCTACCATAGTTAAGATAAGCATAATGAGTTCCAGTAATATGTACTTCTTGAATCTTACCATCAACTAGCTTACCAGGAGCAGTCATACCATTAAGTATTCTATCTTCCTCTATATCCCAAAAATCTTTATAATCTCTTGAAGCAGGATGTGCTTTAGTATAAATACCATTTTTCTTATAGTAACTAGCAGCTTCATTAAAAAGAGAAGTATTTACAAAAGAAATATCCTCAAATTCATAAGCAATATCTCCTTTAATTAGAACTTCTTTCATTTATTATTAGTAATGCTTTTAATATTAAATCCTTAGTATCAAAACTAGATTCTAAATCTTTTTCAGCTTTCTCAACCCAATCTCTAAGAGCTAATATACTTCCTTTATTAAACTTAAATCCTCCTACATTATATTCTATATTATTAAACTTCTCATTAGTAACTTTAAGATAAAGTTCTGTAAAGCAACTAGAAGTTTCACCTATAAACATAACTATACTTTCAAAAGATTTACTACTTAATATCTTTAGTATCTCCGAATGTTGTTCTCTAGTAAAAGCAATTTCATCTGTACCAATCAATTCTCGCACCTTGTAAAGAACAGTTAATCTATTGGAATACCTATGTATTAAATCGCTCAATAAAAACATACTAGAAAGGCTAAAATAAGTAGGACTTAAAATAAATAGTATCTCATTATCGTTTTCTTCTACACTTAAATAAGTTAAATCTTTATTAATGATAACTTGTTCGACTTCTACAGTCTTACCTGCACCAGTAAAGGTTTGAAACCCACTAACTAGCTCAGAAATATAACTATCATTATTAGTAAAAACATTAACCTTTTTCATAATCTTGTTTCCAGCATTAATTTAACTTCATTTTTAAGATACGGCATTTTTATTAAAGTAATTTTTCTTTTCTCTGTACTTAAATCTATATGATAAAGCATAAGTCCTTTACAAACTAAACCAAATAATTCACACAAATACGCATACATACTCAACTGTAAAGCATAAGCATTTCCTTTACTATCTGCAAGATTACTTATAGGATAAAAAAATCTTTTATTTAAAGGTTGCCAAACGCCTGTTTCTACTTTAACATTTCCAACCCATTTTTTCTTATAATATCCAGCATCAAATCTAGGTACGTGTTTATTAGTTTTCCAATCTAGTATTAAAAAAGTACCTTTATACAAAGCTAGTAAATCAATAGTACCTGCAACTCTATGGTCATAACTATATACACGCTTTTCAGCAAATATAATAGCACCAGCTCTCACAAGTTCTACTAGTTTAAAATATATGTCTGCATGGTTTCTTTTTAAAGGACTTAATTCTAGTTCAGCTAATGTAGTTACTTTATATTTATAACTAGCACTAGAACCACCAATAGAGGCTTTAGCTCCGTTGATAGTATCTTCTATAAAGTTATGTTCTTTAGAGCCTTTAGCACAAGCTATATCTGTAATATTAGCCCAAGTCCTTTTAATAGCTTCAGGACTAGTACCAGCTTTATCAGCATCTATCTTAGCCCATTTCTCAGTATCAAACTTCTCTTTAAACGTATCTATAAAAGTAGTTACACTTATATAATCCCTATTTTCTTCATCTCTATAGGTATGACTAGGTTCATCAAAGAAAAGCTTAATTGTCTTCACTATTTTCTTTTCTATGTATCTTATATTGGTCTTTATATAAAGGTTTAATAATTGGAGGATTATCCATAAAAGTACTTATAGGAGCAGAAGCTTTCTCTATTGTTTCTATAACATTAAGTATAGGAGAAGTTCTAGCAAAATAATGTTCCCAAATCTCTAAAAACAAAGAAAAGGGCATAACTAAACGCACTACTGCATTATTGCTATACCCTCTTAATTCTGTTTCAGTACCATCTAGTACAGAAAAAGCCATATTAAAAGTATCAGGAGAAAGTGTAATCAAAGCTTTAACTGCTTCTACTTTTTCAAAGTCATCATCTTTAGCTTCTAAAGATTTTAATACATTATCTTTTCTTTCTCTAGTTACAAAACTATATTCATCTATATCAAAATAAATAGTTTTAGCTTTAACTAAAATAACTAGCTTATTATAAAATTTTCCATTCTCTTCCATAATATTTATCTAGGGTCAGCTCTATTACCAATACTTTTACCTCCAGCAGCTTCTTTATCTTTACCCATCTCTACAATAACTTTACTTTCTAATTTAACTACACTATCCAACGTTAAATTTATTTTATCCGCTAAAGGTAAAAAAGAAGTCAAACTCTTAGTTAAAGTTTCAACTAAACTGTTATAAACAGATAGACTTTCAGCCTTAGTATAATCTAAAGTATCTCCCATTTGCAAAATAGCAGCTTTAATATGTTCCATTCTATCAGTCTGAAACTTAACAACGTCAGCAGACATAGTTAAACCACGTTTAAGATTAGCAACTACTTTTAAAGTAGGAGTTTTATCATCTTGAAGTTTAATATATCTATCAATAGCAGCTTGTTCAGCGGCATTAGGTGTCCAAGTTTCGGGAAGATTAGATTCTTTAACAGAATTCTTATGTCTTCGCTTATCATCTAAGTCTGCAAAACTACTATTATAATCGTGCATTAAATAGATATAAGTAAAAACACTATAAGCATATAGTTTTTTCCTACCGTCTGCATCTCCATCAACACCTTTACTTTTCCTATATATAAAAGCAAATTCAGGATGCAAAAGAACTTCATCTTTTGCAATCCTTAAAGTATTCTTTTCTCCTAGTTCAAAGAACTTTAACATACTAATAACTAATAGGAGTAAATTTGCCTATATATGGAAGCTTAACTGTACCACCTTCTTGAATAGCAGAAGGCACAACTTCAAATTGTGTTTCTAAAATTCTTAGTACATCTTCACCACTTAAACTAACGCCATACTTAGAGTTTGTTTCGTCAGCTAATTCTGCAAATTTTCTTTTTAATTCTTTATTTGGATTCGTTAGTGCCATGATTATAACTATTAACACTACAAATATAATCACTTTATTTATAACTACAAGTAAAAATAGTAAAAACTTACAATTTTATAGCACTTCTAAAACTAGTTAACATTTATATTTCATTTTGTTGGTAACTAATTTTGTTTACTATTGTTAGTTGTATTACTATTGTATATGCAAATACTATGAATTTAAAAAGACTAAGAACCCGATTAAATAGTTGTTTTAGGAATGGAAATAAAGTGGAAGCTTTGACAACTATAACTACATTTGTAAGACACAATACTAATAATAAACTGCCTTTACTTATAGCTAAAACTGTAGTAGAAACTAATTGGATTAAAGAAGGTAGATACGGTGTTGGTAGAAAGATTGTAGATGATTTAGAAAGTAGAGGATATTTAACAAATAACAATAATAATTAAAAAACAATGGAAAATCAAAATCAAGAAAACAGAGGACTTACCTTTGGAGAAAAAGCAGTAGGGTTAGATTTTAATCATGGCGAAGGTACTACTTGGGAAAGAGTCAACAAAGCTAAGAAATTAAGTGCTGAACTTATAGACTTAGTAGAAGAAAAACAAAAGGATAATGAAATTAATAGTAATCCTAGTTGGACAAAAAGCGTTCTTAGAACTGCTGCTTTCAATACGTTAATAGCTGCTCAAATGGCTGTAGTTAAATTTATAACTTGGAGGGATTAATATTATGTTTAAAGAGTACATTAAAAAACAAACAACAAGTATAGCTCCTATTAAAGAATGGTTAGCTATAGAAGGTAATACTATGGATAAAGTAGCCGTAGGTAAAGAACATTCAACTCTTCCTAAAGAAGTATTTGATGCTGGATATATAGCACAAGATAAAACCAATCCTAAAGATATTTATTATATTCCTAGAGATTTATTTATAAATAACTATACCGAAGCCGGAACTACTGGAAAAACTTTACATAATACTGACGCTAGTGGTGCAAGTGTTAATGTAAAAGACATTGTATTTTGGGGAGATGGAGATACTTTTCAATTAATATCTAAAGCTAGTAGTAAGAAAGAGGGTTGGATGAAAAGTACAAAAGCTATGCAAATTCCTAAACTAGGTTGTGTTATACAAATAACTACTCAACAAGGAGATAATGTGTCTGAAACTTGTTGCTTCGTTCCTGGAGCTATTGTACAAGTAAATAAAGATGAAAATGGAAAAGTTCTAAGTAGGGTAGTAACAAAAGGTGGTTACTAATTAATTAGTACCATAAATTATAAAGCTAGTCTTAATCAGACTAGTTTTATGCTTTAGACAACAAAATAAAAATAAAGCAACAATTCAATAATTAAACTATGATAACACAAGAAGAAGTAGATGATGACCAAACAGCTTTTGTAAACTTTTTAGGAATAGCTGGATTTATGGACAAATTTGGTACTAAACCTAAAGGTAAACCTCTAGAATCTTATAGTTTTCATTTTATAGACCAATCTAAATTTATGAACAAACAAAATAAAAATATACTTGAAAATGCAACTAATGAAGATTTTGTAAAGTTAAGTAAATATTCCTCTGTAGAGGAGAAATCCATTACTTCTAATCATTCTTTTATACAAGAAAGTAATAATCTAATTCTAACTTCTCTTCTAGAACTACCTAATAGACAATATAAAATAGTTCCTACTAAAGTAACTCTAGAAAACAATATTCCTTCAACAGCATATCTTATCTATGTAAGAAAAAAGATAATCTTTAATCTCTACTACAAGTGGTATTTTAGATATTATGCAACTTCTATTAAAGACGCTAGTTATTATCTTTATACTAAACAACTTAAATATCAAAATCATGGAAGAAAATTATAATCTAGATAATACCACTAGTACACTTACTAACTACTGGGGAGAAAATGGTAAGTTTCCTAAGCTTATGCCTATATTTCTTAAACGTAGAGGTCAAGGAGTTACACAAGATTACTATAAACATTTAATAAATATTATATCTGATAATCTCCTTATAGGAATAGAAGTTACTTTTATGACAACTGATAAAGATAAGACTAATAAAGAAATTCGTCAATATCTAAAAGAGTATAATATGAATATTCTTGAAGGCATTAAAGAAGATGATACTACTTTTTGGATTAGTTGTAAACGTAAAGGTACTATAAATGAAGTAATTTGGACTAAGATAAGATTACTATGAAAGAAAATTACAGTTTAGAAGAATGTAATACTAAAGGTTTTAAAGGTAGTATAGATGATTATATTGCTTGTATTAAAAGAGTAGAAGGTATTGAAATTATAAAACTTGTTACTATGACTAAATTACAAGGTATTGTAAGCAGACGTGATATAACTCCAACAGAAGCTTCTAGTTTCTTTGAAAAAATTATACTGTGTTATAATTTAAATATAACTATGACTATGTTAGAAGTTTCTAATTTAATGGCTATAGTTAATAATGAATTAGATTTTTTAGAAGAGTATTCTATAAAAGAAAGTAAAAGAAGATATGAATAATAGATTTGAAGCAAAGTTTATTTTAGGATGCGACCCTATTAAGGATAATATATTAATTACTGATTTAGTTACAGCTATAGTTAGTAAACTTCATAGGACTCCTGATATATATGCAAATATGTATAAGATTGTAGTTGAGAAAGATGATAGTATATTGTTTGAAAGTTTTCCCTCTATAGAGGAGAATAATGACAAACCTGGAATTCATGGTAATACTTTTAAATCAATTCTCGATAAAGAAGATTTAACTCCTTATTATGATGTTAAACTTATAGAAGAACTTTATGATTATTCTAGAAACTTTGTTAAAGCTAAAATAGAAGAACTCTTTAAACTTAAAGTAAGATACAATGAAGCTTTATTAGAAAATCAAAAAGAAAAAGATAATCATGCTAGAGCTATGAAATTGTTTTCTTATAAAGATTATAAAGCTGAAGTAGATTATAAAGAAAAACAAGAACAAGGAAATAATCTTGAAGCTAATAAACTTTTTAATAAAACAATTGAAGAAGCTAATCTAAGGTATCCTAACTATTACATTCCTAAGACTAGTGAAGGAAGAAAAGATTTTGAAAAGAATTTAAAATTATGTGAAAAATTCTATAAAGACGCAGAAGATGAAATGTGGCTAAATAGTAGAGATAGAGTAGTTGTTCAACATGATATTAACTATCCTTTTACTCCTAAAGAATCATTTAAAAAAGAAAGTAAATTTAAAACTTGGATTAATAAACTATTTAAGAAATGACAGAAGAACAAAAAGAAGAATATAATAAGTGTAGAAATTCTCCTTATTATTTTATGACTAAATATATGACTGTTAATGGTAAGCCGTTTACTACTGAATTAACAGAAGAAGAGTTTAACAAGAAAGTCAAAATCTATAAAGAACTTACAAAGGACTTTGTTGTAGTTAAAGGTCGTAGTGCTGCTATGAGTTTTTTAGGAGTAGATAAAATTACTACTGATACTAGAAGTATTAAATTTAAAAGAATAAGAAAAAAGAGAAGTTAACATGAAAGATAAAGACAAAATAAAAGAAAGACTAGACACTCTTAAACAGCTTAAAGTACTACTACAAGAACGAGAGAAGAAAGACCCACGAGAAAGAGATTTTGATAAGGAGTTTTTTGGTTTAAATTGTAGGATAGAAACATTAGAATGGGTATTGAAAGAAAAGTAATGGAAGCATTTTTAGGAAAAGGTAATTTAACAGAAGAAGAATATAAAGAACTTATTACTTTAGAATATGTTCTTACTCATTATTATACACATGACTGTAAAAGAGATATTGAAAGATATATGTATCTACAAGAAAAGAAGTATTTAAAGAAGAAAGATAATACAATTACTCTTACAAGTTGGCTTATAGTTTTAGTAATAGTGAGTGTTTATCTTTTGTTATGTGTTTTAGTAAGTAGCTTATGAAGTGTGAAGCTCTTATAATTGATACTGATAAATATTGTAATAAACCTAGTGTACATATAATAGATAATTGGCATCAAAGAGAAGATGGAACTGAATTTAGAATTCTTACTGATAAAAAAGAAATTAAACATTTTTTCGGAAGTAAGATTTATAAGAACGAAGTTGAGGAGTTTTTAAAGAAAAGAAGAAATGGTAGAAGATAAAATTTTAGAAGGTTATTTTTATAGGAATGCTCCTTTTAAAGATGGTCATAATTTACAATTATCTACTGGAAGTGGCGGAGCTTTGAATTTAATTAAAGCTTATAAAGATGAAGGACTTTCTGATGAAGCTATTGAAGAGATTATAGGAGTATTAGTGGATATAAATACTTGGGTGAGATTGTCTATGCTTGAAGTTAAGGAAAAAATAAAATAAAAAAGAAAAAGAAGAAGATAATGTTACTGGAGATAGAAGAGATTTTAGAGAAGAAAAATAATTTTTAGGAAAATTTTAAAAAATTTTTTAGTTAAATTTCAAAAGAGCAATCCACCAATAGTAAACCCCCCACTAGTCTTTGGGAAATCGAACATCCCCCTATTACAATTCTAACTAATAATTTAAAACCTTATGAAACTCAAAATCCTAACACTAATCCTATTTATAGCTGTAGTTGTATTCATAGCTATAGAAGAGCCTATTGCTGGTATTGCTTTTTTCTTTCTTGTTGCCTTTGTATGGGCTTATGGTCTTTATGATGAATCTAAATATACTATTACTCAACTAGAGAAGAGTATAGCTGAAGACAAAGAGCTATTCAATGAACTACTAGTAGAGAACGAAAAACTAGAGAAGAAGATTACTAAGTACAAACAAAATGTTAAACTAGCTGAAGGCATTGCTAGTGCTTCTATTGATGCTGGACATCATCTTATTAAAGATTGTTTAAAAAGAGACAATGAAATAGTTAATCTTAATGCTACTATTACTGCTTTAAACGAAACTATTGATTTAAGGAAAGCTAAAAAGTCTTGACAATGAAAATGTATCTATTGATTTAGGTACATTTTCTTTTTTAATCACAACAAACATAGTTAATCCTCTTCTAGTTTTTGGTATACCACGAAGGTATGCTTGATTTAACATTTTAATGATAATTGAATTATGAAAAAATTCACAATTTTAGCTGGTCGCTTAATTAAAGCGAGAAACATCATCGTACTAGACGTTACTGATGAAAAAGGAACTAAGTTTCCTAAAGGTATTGTTCGAACTCTTGCTCAATGGAAAGAAGATTTGGACCAATCAGATTTACCTACTGATATTCATCCTGTTAGACTTGCAGGTTTCAGTATCTTTGGTGATATTGAATTCCACAAAGCGGGTTCTACTTATGTTGCAGATGAAAATGCTGGAGTTACAAAGAATGATGCTATTGCTGCATTTACTGTAACACGTGCAGGCAAAGAAGTAGAGATTAAAATCGGACAACGTGCTTTAGCTGGTGACGTAGTTACTAGAACTACAGACAGTTTCAGAACTGATTTCTTAACTGTTGTTGCTCCAAGTTCTAACAAAGAGATTGCTCTAGTAGAAACAGCTAAAGCTACTTTAACTGCAAAAACTAATGCATTTAAATTTATCTTTGGCTTCCAAGAGAGTGCTCAAGTTGCATCTTCTAATGAAGAACCAATTAAAAGTGCCACTGAAAGAGAGCTTGATGCTTTGTTATCAGAGTAACTAATGCTTGAGTAATGAATGGAGTTGTACTTAATTGTGCAGCTCCATTTTTT